GTGCCAGCTCACTACGGATGCAACTCACGTAAGCGCGACCACCTGCCGGTTGAGCTGCCGACGAGCAGGGACTGGTGAGCACGCCGTGCACATGCCCTGCGCTGCATCAACTTTGAGCCGATCAGCCCCACCACTGCCTCTGCGTTCGTCTCGGCGCGATCGCTGGTCGTCGTGGCCGGCCGGGGGGCCGAAGATAGTTCGACGTGATGGGCCCATGACCCATTACACCGTCGATCTTTTTTTGCGCGGCTTGAGGGGGGAGCACGGTGCCAGCGCGGCCTAGGAAGGCCACGCCGGTGCCGGAGCCGGCCCAGAAGCCGGCGCCGCGGCGCCGGGCCGCGCGGAAGACCCCGGATCCGTCTGGGGGCGACTCAGCGCCGCGGCGTCGTTCGCCGGCGAAGAAGGCGCCGGCGGCCACGAAGAAGCCCCCGCCGCGCGCACCAAAGTCCACCAAGCCGCCGAAGCCAGCACCGGCCACGCCGCCGGCGCCACCGGAACGTGTACTCGGCCCGCTCGAATCGACCCTGGCCGCTGATCTGGCGAAGGTGAAGGCCACATCGGTGGTCGCGGACTCCCTCGAGCAGATGGCGTTGAGCCTGGCCCGGGCGCTGGATCAGGGCGCGGGGCTGGCGACTGCGGCGGTGAACCGGGAGCTGCGAGCGACGTTGTCCGACCTGACTAGTGAGGGGGCGACGGGTGACGCGATCGAGGCGTGGATCCGCCGGCTGCAAACCCCGCTGGGCGACGGCTCGGAACCCCGCTCGGCGCACGTACGGCGGCAAGGTGGCCGAGGTCGCGCAGGCAATCGGCAAGCCGCTGATGCCATGGCAGCGCCAGGTCGCCGACGTCGCGCTGGAAACCCATGATGACGGGAGCCTCGTCTACAGCGAGGTGATCGTGCACATCATGCGGCAGCAGGGCAAGACGACGCTGCAGCTGCCGGTGATGATCCAGCGGTGTATCGGGTTCCCCGAACAGGGCCGGCAGTGGGTCACCTACACCGCGCAGAACGCGGTGAAGGCGCGGGACAAGCTGTTCGACGAGCACTGGCCGCTGATCTTCGACTCGCCGCTGCGCAAGCTCGCGCGGCTGCGCAAGCAGTCCGGGCACGAGGCGATCCTGTGGCGCAACGGGTCGCGGCACACCCTGACCTCGAGCACCGCGCAGTCCGGGCACGGCGACACGCTGGATGTCGGTGTGATCGACGAGGCGTGGGCCTACCGCGACGCCCGCCAGGAGCAGGCGATGCGCCCGGCGATGATGACCCGTTGGTGCCCGCAGCTGTGGATCATGTCGACGGCTGGTGAGGACGAGCAGGGATCGCCGTACCTGGCGGGGAAGGTGAAGGCTGCGCGGGAACGGGCCGAGGCCGGCACCGAGTCGTCGATCGCGTACTTCGAATACAGCTTTGCTGAGGATGACGACCCGTTCGACCCGGCGACGTGGTGGCGGCGGATGCCCGCGATGGGCGTCACGATCGACGAACGCACCATCGCCGACGCCATGGAATCGATCACCGACGAGCGGGAATTTCTCCGCGCATACGGCAACCTGTGGGTGCCGCGCAACGTGAAGCTGGCCAAGATCTCCGACGAGATGTGGATCCTCGCCGGCGACCCGGCCTCGCGGCTGGTCACGCCGCCGGCCTACGCGGTCGATGTGAACCCCGACTCGACGTGGGCCGCGATCGGTGTCGCCGGCCGCCGCGAAGACCACCTGCGCCACGCAGAGCTTGTGCAGTACGAGCGGGGCACCGCGTGGGTCGTCCCGCGCCTGGTCGACCTGGGCGGTCGGTGGGGCCACCACCCGATCGCGGTCGAGGCACGCGGCCCGGCCGGCGCGCTGATCCCCGACATGATCGCGGCCGGGCTCGAGGTGAAAGCGATGTCGACCGCCGACGTCGTCCAGGCCCACGGCGGCTACTACAACGGCCTGGTCGACGGCGTGGTCAAGCACATCGAGCAGGGCCCACTGTCCACGGCGGTCGCCGGCGCGATGGCCAAGGACATCGGCGACGGCGCCTGGCGGTTCTCCCGCACATCCTCGACCGTCGACATCTGCCCGCTCATGGCCACCGCCGCCGCGGACTGGCTATCGCAGAGCTCGACCGATGCCGAGATGTCGGTGTTCTTCTTCGAGGACCTCGACAACGACTGCGCCCGCTGCGAGCACCTACGCGACGACCACGAAGACCAGGCCGGTTACTGCAACATCACCGGCTGCCACTGCGAGGCATTCAACAACGCCGAGGAGGCCCAGGGTGGGTGATCTGCTCGAGGTACTGGGGATCGCCGCGATAGCCACGTGGGCCGCGTTCGTGTTCGGCTGGCCAGCGGCGCTTCTCGTCGCCGGCGTCGGGGCCCTCGTCGCGGGGCTTGCCCTGTCAGAAGTGTCGCTGCGGCAGCTGCTGCGCCGGCGGCCGCGGCCCGACCCGAACGAGCAGATGCCGTGATCGCCCAGGCGCTGGCACATCTTCGGCGTGAGGCCCGCGCGGCGGCCACTGGCGAGTTCGGCGACTCGAGCATTCCGCCACCCAGCGGAGCCGACGGCTCCGGCATGGCGCTCGGCGAGCGCGGCGCGATGGCAATCAGCACCGTGATGAACTGCTGCCGGGTCCTCTACGACGACGCCGGTATCCTCCCGTTCGCCGCGCACGCGGGCGACCGCTACGGCGCGCACCAGCCACTACGCGCGCAGCCCCCGATCATCACTAGCCCGTTCGGGCCGGACGTCACCCGTGGTACGGGGTTCGGGCAGATCTTCGTGTCGGTCGCGCTGCGCGGGCGCTCTTACTTGAACGTCGACGCTCGCGACCGGTTCGAGTTCCCGACCCAGCTCACCGTGCTGCACCCGGACAAGGTGCAGGTCCGGATGAACGGCGGTCGCAAGCAGTTCCGTTCGGGCACCGGCGACTGGGTCGGCACCGACCAGATCAAGGAGATAAACGGCCTGACCCTGCCGGGCGGCATCACCGGGATCGACCCGATCTCCTACCAGCGGGTGACCTGGGGCTGGGCGAACGACATGATCGCCTTCTCGGCGAACCTGTTCAAGAACGGCGGCGCCCCGTCGGGGGTGATCTCCGTGACCGGCGCCGGTGACCGCAAGAAGGCTCGCGAGGTCAAGGAGATCTGGGAAGCCGGACACGCCGGCGTGCCGAACGCGCACCGCCCCGCAGTGCTGTTCGGCGGCGCGACGTGGACGCCGCTGTCGGTGACGCCGGAGAACGCGCAGTTCCTCCAGTCGCGGGCCTTCGCCCGCGAGGACATCTGCGGCTGGTTCGGTGTGCCGCTGCAACGTATCCAGGCGATCGTCGACAACGCATCCCAGGGCGGCGGCAAGGGGCTCGCGACGATCGACCAGGGCTACGCGACGCACACGCTGATGCCGGTCACGATGCGCATCGAGTCGCTGTGGGACAGCTTCCTTCCCGGTGGCCAGGACAGTTGGTCGCTGTTCGACTTCGCCGGTCTGCTGCGCGCGTCGCCGACCGAACGCGCCACGATCGCGCAGATCCACCGCCTCGGCGGAATCCGCAACCGCAACCAGATCCGCGCCGAGGAAGGCTGGGCACCGATCCCGGGCCCGGACGGCGAGAACTACAACATCCCGCTGAACTCGAACACTCATATCCCGCCGGTCGTCGAACCCGGCACAGACCCCAGCGTCGTCGACGGATCCAGCGGAACCGATCAAGGAGGTGGTGGCCAATGAAGCTGCGTCACGGCGGCCCCGAGGTCCGCAGAGAACGTCTCAACCTGCGCGCGTTCGAACAGCGGGTCCTCGACGGCGACGTCCGCGCGGTCCGCGCGCTCGTCCGCCAGGCCATGGGCCCGAACACGCTGGACACCCAATTCGACGGCCGCGTCGAACTGCGGGCCGTACCCAACGGGACAGGCGGGTCTCGGCTGCTGTTCACCGGCTACGCGTCCGTCGTCGAGACGCCCTACACGATGTGGGACTGGATCGGCTCCTACACCGAGATCGTCCGCGAGGGCGCGTTCGCGAAGACCCTCGCCGACAACCCCGACGTGATCTTCTGCCTGAACCACGGCTGGGACGGCGCGCCGATGGCCCGCACCGCACCCGGCACGCTGCGCCTGTCCGCTGACAGCACCGGCCTGGCAACCGAGGCCGACCTCGACCCGGGCCGCTCCGACGTCAACATCGTCCGCTCGGCGATGGACGCCGGCGAGCTCGACGCCATGTCGTTCGCGTTCTACACGACCCGCCAGACCTGGTCGCCGGACTACGAGCAGCGCGACATTCTCGAGGTCGACCTCGACGGCGGCGACACCTCCGTCGTTACCTGGCCGGCGAACCCCACGACCACCGGCACGACCGCGTTGCGGTCCCAGCAGGCCCGCAGCCTGGTCCGCTCCCGCGTCCTCGGTGTGCTCACCGAGCGGGCCCGGGCCGAGAAGCGCGCCGATGACACCCAGTCCGACACAACCATGGAA